TCACAAGCTGTCAAGCCCCAGAGCGGCATCCCAGGTATAACAACCCAGGGTGACCAGCAATGCGGCCAGCAGCCCTCGGATACTTATCTTCATAGGTACTCCAAGTGTGACGCTGACACTATACGTCGATCCTAGCAATCGCGGCGAAATCGGAATTGGGTGACCAACACCGATTGGATGATGTGAGGAGCATTTGAGTTTATCCGGCCAGGCGGCTGAGGATTGCCGCCATCCTATGCCTGGCCGGTTGGCTCGAACATGGATGTACGCTGATGCCAGAAAATTGGTACAAATCTCGGGGCTATCTGCACTTTGATCGCCCGATCAACCAGGCTGCGGCGCTGGAGATAGTCTCAAGCCCTAAGACTGTTGCTAAGCATGCCTTTTACCCCTTCATTCGCTATGTCGCACAAACACAGAAAGTGTTTTTCGACAAAAGCATTGGGAAAGTGGTCAAAAAAGACCCTAAGCAACGGCCGATTTCCTACGCTGCGCACGTCGACAGCCACATTTACTCCTACTACTGCGAGCTGCTGAACCGGGCCTACGAGGACCATTTGGCGAAGGTGCAGTGGTCCTCCGCCATTTTGGCGTTTAGAGCCCTTGGCAAAAGCAATATCGATTTTGCTCGGGATGCGTTCCTGGATATCGCAACGCGAGACTCCTGCTGCGTCATCGCCATCGACATCAAGGGCTTCTTTGACAACCTAGACCATGTGCATCTGAAAAATGCCTGGCAGGCGCTCCTAGGCAGCAGCCAGTTGCCCGACGATCACTACGCGGTGTACCGATCTCTCACCAAGTTTTCGTTCGTCTACAGGGATCAAGTCTACGAGGCACTGGGGCTCTCCAAGAGCAACCCCAAGCAAGGCCGTAAGCGAATTTGCGAGCCCCACGAGTTCCGGGCCAAGGTGCGTGAGGGCGGCCTGATCGAAACTAACAAAGACAAAAAAGGTATCCCTCAAGGCTCCCCCATCAGCGCCATGCTGTCCAACGTGTACATGATGGGCTTCGATGAGCAGATCCACGCGCATGTCGAATCCTGCGGTGGTGCTTACTACCGATACTGCGATGATGTGCTGCTGATAGTCCCGCTGGAGAAGGAAGCGGAGGCCAAGGCCCTAGTCGACCTACGGGTCAATGAAATCGGTCTGGAAATCCAGGCCGCCAAAACAGAGACCTGTAAGTTCACGCGGTCGGCCAAGGGCTTGAGGTCCGACCGACCGCTGCAGTATCTGGGCTTTATCTTCGATGGGGCCAACATTTATCTGCGCTCATCGTCACTGGCTCGCTACCAAGACCGTGTACACAGAGGCATCTGGCTGGCCGAAAAATGTATGGACAAGGTCAATGCCAAGCGGATTTCCAGAGGCCAGTTGCCCCGTTCGATGTTCCTGAAGAAGCTGTACAAGCGATACTCCTACCTAGGTCGAAGAAATTTCATCTCATATGGTTACCGGGCAGCCAGAATCATGAACGCCCCCTCGATCAAGAAGCAGCTCAAGCCACATTGGAACAGGCTCCGCGAGCGCATTTCTGATGCCCAAGGCGAATGAGCGCCCACTAGAAGAATTGAAAGAGCGAACCATGGTGAATAGGCCCCGCTTCCCTAGAGGCCTCTCCAGCGGCTGCTTTGGGCTGATTCTGTTGAAAAAGGCGGTCTTTGCTGGAGCCGCTTTCAATCGTTCAAAAAACGCACGGTTTTGGCGTTGCTACGCGAATTCTGAAGCAGACTCGGTGCGGAGCTGCTTCAGATTTCAACGTCAGCGGCCTACTTTCGCACGCAGAAATCGTAGAGGGACTTTTTCAACAGAATCGGCTGATTCCAGCCTGTTGCAATCAGTATTGGGTATGGCCGTTTGCGTTCGCTCACGGACTACAGCTACCTGTTTTGATGGTTTGGGCCCGTTGAGGGGCCTGGAAGCCAGCCACGAGTAGCGGCTGGAAATTCAATCAGGCCAATCACCCTGCAATTCCCGTATCGGGGCGGACTCTTGGGCTTTCGTACCCTGGACAGGTCAATGCCCTCTGCGGGGCGGATGTGGCTTTTCCGGTCTGCACCAGAGCGCCCATCGCCGTAGACGCTGATCGATTCTGTGGACTGATGTCCCATGATGTACGCCATGGTTTCCGGATTTTCTCCAGACGCTTTCAGAATCGAGCCGATCTGATGTCGGAAGCTCTT